CGCTCAGTCTCCCTAGTGGGAATCCTTCTATCCGCATTTAACGACCGGGGTTCTGAATCCCGCTTCTAATGTCGGGTGTTTAAAGAGCACCACTCTTCTCACTTCTCCCGAAGGATTATGTGAGGTGCTTAATGGTATCACTACCAAAAGTGCATACTAAGACTAGTGTTTTCAACCTAGTCCGCTCGACCGTACTAGTCGTTCAAGCTGACGGCGTTTCGACACAGGCTTGCTTTCGATAAAGCTAGCCTCGAAAGGAAGTGAATCCTCCAGAGAACTAACTAGCAAGGAAACTGAGTCTACCAACCATTCTAGGCTGGGATATTCGCTCGGTACCAAGTTAGGAACCATCATACTTATGGTATGATGTAAGGGACGGAAGTCGTCTCCTTCGCCGATCTTTCGCAGCATATCTCGTGACAACGAGAGCAGTGTTGAGAGATCTCTTGTTAGAGACCCCCACATAGGGACCAAGAATGGACCCCATACGGACTCTACTGCTAACATCGCATCCAGGTCGGATGCAACAAAGTTGCTCACGTCAACGAGCGACGCACCATTTTCGAGGCGCGCGAGACTGCTGTTCCAAAACAGTCTTCTCGCTCGTGCACCAGCTGCCTCCAGCTTTACGCTAGGAGTTTCCGGGTTAACCTCCATCACGGAGTGACGGGTTATAGGCCAAGCTCTCTCCACCTCGGGTATACCGAGTGGATTAAAACCAAGGCCCCCATACTTCTCGGGGACGTTCTCCAAAAGGTATAACAATCGTTTCCATCTCCATGGGTATACCCAGAAGACGGACGGTCCATACACTTTTGCATAGTCGAAGAAGTTATCATCATTGAAATCTCGCCACTTAGGAGCAGCGATAATCCCTTGTGATGTAACTAGACGGGATGTGAATTCGCACATTCGTGTGGATTCCAAAGTCTTGTCTTTGGACACGGGGATGCCCACGGATTGTAAAAGATCCTGGATCAGATCGCTCTCCAGTTTATCGAAACAGACGAGATCATCTCCCACCTGTACCCTCTTACACCGTGTGGTTGGATCTTCAAAGTCAGATTGGCGGAGGGAGTAACTAACTCCTTCGTAGACCAAACCTAACGTTAAAGAAAACAAGTGAAAACTAAATTTCAACCCAAGGGGTTGCCCTTGGGTCCATTGTAGTAATGGCTTGTTTACCAGGTCCCTGAGAAAGGGCCAACGTTTGAAGTCCTTGGTTTTTAAACTACGAAGGCACTCCAAAACTTCACCAGGGAGTATCCACATACCCTGGGAGCAGTATCGAACGAGGTCGATCCACTCCTCATCGACTCCGAGCTTCTGTAGGACGTAGATTTGAAGCTCTAGCGGAATATTGTCCGTAGCACCTTCCAAATCGATACTTACAGCAAAGTTATACTGCTGCAGCATCCTCATGGCTGCCACTCGCCCCGCTTCCTGATCCATCGCATAGTTCCCTGGGACAACGCTTTGACAGCGTTCTAGGAACCTAAACAAGGGACCAAACGCCTGTTGCCAGGCACGTCCTGGATTAGCAATACAGCGTGCTTTCAGACCTGCCTCTTGGATAATGGCAATTCTGCCAATAACAGGAGGAAGCCCATGATGGGCAATACCGGCCTCCAGCAGGTTCTCCATATACATAGTGTAATACTTCTCGACACCAGATATGGTGCCTCCAAGTATGCTCGGCGCAATTTGAAACGCAGAGCTATGGGCGAATGATCGGACGCTTTCGAGCGCCGTCTCAATTTCTGGAGCGGTACCTGAGCTGAGAGTAGTCCCCGTAGGGGCTCTCCGCACTGGAGAGTGCGTAAAACTCAACACAGGATCACCCAATGGTTCTGGTGGAGTAAACCGCAACATGTGCGATAAAGATTCAAATCCGAGATCGATATAGTGTTCGACCCATTTGAGAGATTCCTCGTCAGGAGCCTCCCTCCTAACTCCTTTCATCCATTTCGCCAGTTGCCGCTTGGTAACCCGCACACCCTCAAAGCGGGAATAAACACAGAGGATGTTCCAAGTCTTGGCTAGCGTCTGAAAATCCCTACTCCTCGAAAAGAGTACCTTAAACGGACCTTTTGGAGATCCGTCGGGATGACGAGCTACCCAGGAGCTACGGTCAATTGGTATACCGCAGACGTAGTGAAGCCAATCATTTCTGATTGTCTTGAGACGTTTTACGGTCTCTTCTTCACCTGAACAGTCTACCCACTTCTTGATTTCTCTCAAAATGGGCACACTTTGACGTTTCGGGAGCCCTAGGATTTCTAGTCTGTCCAGCACCGCAGGGTCACGGTCAATGCACGTTTGCATAGCCAGCT